TGATCCATTTTTCTGCCATCATTTGCTCCTTGCGGCGCGGATGTTGTCCACCAGATTGGGGTACGGACGCCCACCGGCTTTGGCCATGGCTTTTGCCTTGGCTTTCTTGGCAGGACTCATGGACTTGGAAGGCCCCAAACCTTTCGGCCGGGGCTTGTCCCACACCTCTCCACCATCGGCGTACATCTCGACGTCGTTGGGGTTGTCCTTGCGATGGATGACCTTTTTGCCCGGCATTTTGCTAGGCATGATGGCCCCCATTCCACGGGAGGCTCTCATCTCAGCACTTACCGCCGCGCTTCATGCCCAGAGGCTTGGCCGCGCCCATTTTGACTTGCTTGCCCTTGGTTTTACCCTTGGTCACAACGCCGTCACGGCTGGGGGCGGCAGTTTTCACAGCGCCCATTTTTGCTTTGGTGATACCGTTACCAGAAGATTTCGTAGCCATGGTTTGGCCTCCTTGTGAAAATTTGCGGCCTTTGTCCGCGTTGACAAACTCTTTGCCCACGCTTTGTGGGACCCCTGCCTTCTTGGCGAACGACGGGTTGTTGGCCACCGCCGCCATGAAATTGTGTTGTTTTTTGCTAGTTGATGGCACTTCGCTGTTCCTTCATGAAGTCATCAATCTTTTTCTCAAGACGATCCAAACGATCGAGCACCCGATTGATGTCGGTGTGCACCTCGCTTTTGGTCACGTACTCTTTGGCAATTTCTTCCCGAGTACGGTTGAGCAAGATTCCAAGACGTTGAACTTCGGCAGACTTCTCCCTCAGACTCCAACCGAGGAGACCGAGAAATGCTGTCAAGATGCCGTTCCATACCATCAGTTCCATCTCAAATCATCCGACCTTTGGTTTTACCCTTGGTGGCACAGCCATCAGCGGCTTTCACGTAACCACCATCCGCGCAATTCCAAGCCCGCAGGCTCTTGTTGATCCGTGAATCCGGATCGTTGGCCGTCTTGGCCGAAGTCAGTTTGGCTTTCATGCCCTTCATGCGGGCACAAAAGGAGTCGCGGCGTGCGCCGCCCTCGGGTTGAGGACGCTTCAGACCGGGCTTGCCCGGGTTGGCCGCATTGTAGGAGGCACGCCCTTTGGCGTTCAAGCCGCCGTTGGGGTTCTTGCCTTCCTTGCGTTGCCATGCTGGTGACTTAGCCATTTGCAACCTTAAGTTTCTGTTTGCGGAACTCTTGGATCAGAGGGCCAACAACCTCGTTTTTGAAGTCGTTGGTGAACTCTTCCGTACCCATGTGGGGCAGGTTGATCTCGACGTCCACCCAAACTTTGAAGCCTTCAGCACGGGCTTTGTCGCAGAAGGTGTAGTCCTCCCCCACGAACTTGCCATCGAGCATGCTGAACTCGAACACGCTGGCCACTTGGCCAACACCGTCCTGCCCCAGATACTTTTCCGACTTGGCGGCGATCGCCTCAACAACATGACGGCGAATCAGCATAAACCCTGTGCCCACGCGATTGGCTCGCATCAAGGCACCATCGAACTCCAAATCGTTCTCGTCGTTCACGTAGAAGTCCAAGAAGAACTTTTTGTCCTTGGCGCGGCGGGGGTACATGCCAGCCGTGATGTCTTTGTCGCCACTTTGCGCCACAAGGCGCAAGATGTCTTCGGGCTGGGGAATCACGTCAGCGTCAATGAACAGCAACTCTGTGCAGTCCGACTGCAAGAACTGGTCCACCAACATGTTTCGCGCCATCGTGATGATGGAGCAACCAGAGACATGCCCCAGTTTGACTGAAATACCGTGCTTCAACGCCATAGGCATGAGCGCGGCCAGCGTGTAAGCCAGTTTGATACTGAGCCTCCCGTCGTAGGTTGGAATGCCCACGAAGATACTGCGACCTTCGAGGCTTACACGCTTTTCTTCAGCCATAGTACACCGTGATTGATGCAATACCGGTCAGAGTGGCGTACACGTTGGTTGTGAACCGAATGCCTTCGCCGGGAATCAAGGTGTAGAACGAGTTTGGATTGGAGTTGGACGGAATGTCCACTTCAAGCAATGTTGTTCCGCCCGAACCCCCATCTTTCAATAGCAACGTGCCAGCAGTGCTGGCCGTAGCGCAGATGGAAAAGCCCTTGACACGAGTCGGCTGGTTCACAAGCGAGCCAGACGCATTTGCGTGTACCGCTTTTACGTCATATTGCATCATGATGCGATGCTCCTATTAGGCGATGGTGACGCCGCGCGAACCAATGATTGCCCAACCGGCAGAGGTGTAAACCAGCGTTGCGGTGTCGCCAACAGCCGTGAAGGTGATGGTCGAAAAGCCAATTTTGGTGGTGGGGGTCAGAACAGCAGAACCGCCGTCCACAGCGTGGGCAATCACTTTGATTTCGCCCAGAGTGCCGTCAGCCAAAGTCAGGGCTTGGGCCGCGCCAGTGGTGGTCAGGTTGGTGTATGCGTTGGTGATGTCCACTGCACCAGCACCCGACAGGGACTGGGCACCCAGAACAACATCAGTGCCAAAAGAAGAGTTGACGGTAACGGCACCGGTGGTGCTGTTAACAGAAATGGATTGGAAGCCGTTTTGCGACCGAACCGGCCCGCTGAAAGTGGTATTTGCCATGATGTCCTCACATGCAAGTTTGGGGTACATCTGTCTGCATGTCGTCAGCCGGGACTGTCAGATGTACCGGGGACCCCGGAATGGCTCATTTGTATCATGGTTTTGGAGGGAACGCAAGGGCTTCTGAATCATCAGGCAAAAAATTTGATTTTTTCAAGTTTTCTTCTTGCGTCATCACCCGCAAATTCCATGGCACATGTAGACCGCACACCACATCAGACCGCAACGGGTAAATGTGGTCGACAACGTACTGCTCCCCGGTCGTCTGCGTCATTGTGATGGCTATCTGGTATAGATGCCGTATTTCTGATTTTTGCCGACGCGACAACCAAGGAAGTGTGGCTTGCCGGTGCTTACGCCGTCGGGCTTTAGTGTCTGCCCGAACTTGTGTTTTATTGGCCTCTTTCCAAGCGTTGCGATATTGACGTTTAATTTCGACGGGCCGTGTGGCGGCGGCTTGTTTAACTTTATCTTGATTTGACACGTACCACACATTCTTGCGGTCTTTAACATCCTCGCGCTGGTTGTACTGACGGAAATACTCCGCCCGGGTTTCGTTGCCTTTGGTCCACTCAACTTTCAAACACTCGACGCACGCCCCTTTGGTTTTGCGTGGGGCAATGTGACCGTGCTTGCACGGAACGCCGGTGAAATAGTATTTGGCCCCCGTGGCTTGCGCCTCGGCTCTGGTCTTGGGCAGTGTGCTGGTGTCCATGGCTTCTCCTGTGACTTAGTTACAGGTAATAATATCACAATAAAAAAAACAGGGTCAAGCCCTGTACCTTGAACTGAACGAATAACACAACACCCATTAAAAAAGGGGGCCGAAGCCCCCTTTTTTAGATACACAAGTATCAGTTGGAACCAGCAGAACCCCAAATGCCCAGTGGGTCCGACCATCCAAAGGAGTAGCGCTCACGAGCCTTGTAGCGAACGTTGCCGGTGTCGAAATCACCATCCATCGAGTTGGTCAGAGGCATACGCTCGAAATGCTTCAGACCGTTGGGAACGTCAGTGGTCAGGAACCATGCGTTGGTGTCGGTCAAGAAGTGGTTGACGGTGTAACCCTCGGGGATGGCACCCATCTGCTTGATAGCGTTGATGTCGTTATCGGCGGTGCTGACACGCAGTTCGGTGTCGAGCAGTCGCTTGGCGACGAACATCAGGCTGGGCGGAATCACCAACTTGCGGGGCTTGGCGGCGATCAACAGACCGCGTTCATCGGTCCACGCGGCGATTTGAATCACAGCGTTTTCCAGAGCGGTTTCGTTGAGGTCCACGCCAGTGGTGGGGCTGTTGTAGTTAACGCCGCCAGACACGAGCGGGTGGCCCACGCGAGTGTTGCTGGAGTTGTTACCGAACAGGGTCACGCCGTCGCCACCCAGATAGTTGCCATTGAACCCGTTGTTCAGAACGGAAGCGGCCTTCACCTGCTTGGTGTAAGCCATGGCACGGGCCAGCGACTTGGTGTAACGAGCAGACAGGCTGTCGTACAGGTTGTCTTCGATCGCCTCTTCGGTGATCGAGAAACCCAAGGCGATGGTCTCGTGGGTGTAACGGGCGGTGAACGCTTCTTGCGCGTTGTCGTAAGCGATGGCAGAGCCTTCGTTCTTGACGGGCGCGGCAGAGAAGCCAGCCAGTTTGGTTTCTTCTTCAAAACTACGCTCCGACTTCTCGGTTTCGTAGATTTCCTTGTGCTCTTCGCCGTAGCGAGCGTACTCCATGCCGAACAGAGCGTTCAAGCCGGGGAGCAGTTCCTTGAGCAGTTGTGCGCGTGAAATTGCCATGTTTTACTCCTTAGACGCCAGTCGTGTCGTTGTACTGGTGCAGGTTGAACTTCACCAGAAACTCGTAGTAGGTCGTGCTGGAGTTGTCACGGGGACCCGTGGCGCTCTCAGGAACAACGTCAACCACACGGATTGGCAGGGTGTTGGTGGTGTCAGCCGAGGCACCGTTGATCCCGTAGTAGGAATCGCCAGTGGCGGTCGAACCAGTCGCGGTGGCCAGAGCCACGTTGGAGCCGATGATCGAACGGCTGTACGCGGTGGGGGTCGTGGTGGTGCTGTTGGCAACCGACACAACTTTGAACACGGCGTTGGGGTCATCCACCACGTAACCAAAGGCCAGAGCGGTGCTGGTCGAAGCGGCGGCGGGGTAGTACTGGCCCTCAACGGTTTGACCGTTGCTGTTCACGTACTGACAACCCACCAACACGCCGACGGAGTCGCCCGAGTTGGAAGTGGTCTTGGCCACCAGATAGCCGGTGGAATCAATGGCGACGGTGTCACCATTCAGGATTGCGGTAGCGTAAGCGGCCGCGATGGGGATTTGACGGATCGCTCCGGCGTACGGCAGACCATCAAGGCGGTTGATGGGCTTCAAGCCATACGTCTTGTCGACGGTGGGATATGCCATGGATTACTCCTTGTTACTTTGAACCTGAACCAAAGCCCCCGCCGCGCGTCGTGGACGATTTCTTGTCCGAGAACAGCGGCATGCGCGGGTCATTGTTTCGCAGAAAGTGGTTGTCCACTGAGTCCATCTGTCCCTGCGCCTGAGCGTTGTAGTAGTCCTGACGAGCGCGGTATTTCTCGGTAGGCATCTTGCAAAGCATGAGGCCACCAATCTCCACGTTCCCGGTCTTCTCGTTGCCCAAAAGCATCAGTTCGGGATGGTCTTCTGCCTTCACCGGCTCCCAGCCTTCGCGCATCTTGCGAGACACGTTGGTAGGGTCGGCCTGTCCCAGAATGTGAGTGGCTACCCAGTGGTAGACCCATCCCGGCTCAGGTGTCGGATCAGGCAGGTTGCTCGGCGGCACATAGACTGCACGAGCGGATTTTTCGCGTGACTTCAAATCACGGGGGGTACGATCTTGGGTTTCAACCATTTTGGTTCTCCAGTTTCAAAACTTCACGGGCATACACTTGGGGGTCGAGATTGAACTTCTTTGCCAGAGCAATCTGGGTCTGAGTCAACTCGATTTTCTTCTTGCCGGTCGAACGACTAGCAGGAGCCACAACTGATGCTGGTTTTTTAGCCGGAGTCCCTTGAGACCGTGGCTTTTCGTCCACTTCACCGAAAACTTCGGGGAACTTGGACTTCACGCGAGCGTCAATCTGCTCGAAATATTCGTCAGAGCGGGGATCAACCCCGGTTGCCACTAATTTTTGATGCAGTCCTAGGGCAAAACTGGTAACTTCTTCAAACCCTGATGAACCGAACCACTGGTTTTTAGCCTGCCAGCGCAGTGTTTTTTCGTCCGGCCGCACCTGTTGGGCTTGCGGTTGTTGAATTTGTACCTCTTCTTCGCGCGTTTGTAAAGGGGGTGGAGTGAAATTTTTTGCATTTTTCACTTCCCACTTGGCTTCCGCCAACGCTTCTTGAGCGGCGATGATGGCATCGGTGTCGTAGGCTTCCTGAGCAACCTTCAGTTCACGACGGGCTTTTTCAAGTCTGGCTTCCGCCGCCTCTTCAGCCATTGTCTTGTACTGTTCGGTGCCGGTTTGAACGTACTGTTTAAGCCTTTTGTTTTCTTCGGCTATGGCCATGGCCAGACGTTCCAACTCTGCTTTCTCACGGGCCAGCGCCTCTTTGGCGCGGCGCTCGTCATGACGAGCATGGGTGAGTTCCTTCAGACGCTTCTTGACACCCTCGGTGTAGGTGTCCAGTTCTTCGTCGGTCGGATCGTTGACCTCACGGTCTAAAGGCTTGCGGCCCCGGTCACGCTCAGGTGTGTCATCAACAATATCGATCTCAACATCGTCGCTGTCGGCAGAGACACTGATCTCAATGTCCTGCTCTTTGTCACTCTGCCCCTCTATTTCATCGGGGAACTTAAATTCTCCAGTTGCCATGGTTGCTCCTTATGCGCGTGTGATACCACGCGGGTCTTGAACGACTGCATCCACCTGATCGTCATTGATCAGACGGAACTCCTTGCCAAAAATCTTGAATCGCGTACCAGAGTAGGTGCGCACCAAGACAAAGTCACCCTCCTTGCACCAAGCGCCGTTGGGAAACTTTGCTTGATCCTTGTAGGCATCGGGGCCAACTTTCAGAACGAACAACACGGTGGTCGCGTGTTCTTCCTGTTTCATAAAGGACGTCGGTTTTACCAAGTCCAGTTCGGTGCCATCGAGTTTCTCGGAAACATCGGGGACAACGCAGAGCAGTTTCCAACCAGTCGGGTCAGGCAGACTCGTCGCCTTTTCTTCGGGCGTTGCGGTTTGCTCGGGTTCCTCTTTGGGTTGGATCGTGGGTGGCAGGCTAATGCCCGGAGGCAGAATGATCTCACTCATCTGATTTCTCTACTTTCTCGGCAAGGTCAAGGACATGACGCTCTGCGATGGCTAGACCTTGAATGACACCACAGAGTTTTTGGTATTCGTCAAAAGAGCGACATTGACCACTAGCGATGTCATCGCAGTAGTTGTTCATGTCGGTGCGTATCTTCTCGCGCAGTACGCGTGCGAAATCTTGAATCATTGTTCAGGGTTCTCCTTCTTCGGTTTGTTGCGCATTTGCGCAACGGTTTTGAGCGCGTCAAGGTCTCGTGCCTTGTCCGCTTTGCGCTGATCCGCAATGATGGTTGCGGCCGTGCGTTGTTTCTCGGCTTCCAGTTTAGCCAGATCAGTGGCGGCATCTTGCTTCAACTTCTGCTGGGCCAACTGGATGTCGGCTTGCGCCTTCATTGCCTTGGTCTGCACCTCTTGCTGACGGATGGCCAACTCTTGTTGTTGCATCTGGAGCACCGGGTCCTGAGCGTTTTGCTGGGCCTGTTGCTGTGCGGCTTGCTGTTGGTCTTTGATCAGCACTTGCTGGGCGGCTTGCGCCATCATGGCCGACAACTGGAGTTCGATCTCGGGCGGCAACTTTTCGTCCTCGGGAGGCAGAGGCATGCCCAATTGTTGCTCGATCTTTTGGCGGTAGGCAAACCCAACGTGCTCTGCGATGTGGGCCATCATGGCCGCTTGAATCTGCTGGGCCTTGGGATTCTGACCAATCAACTGCGCAATCAGCGGGTCTTGCACAGCCGACATGTGCACACGGATGTGCGACTCGTGGTCTTGGTACATGAACGCCTTGAGAGGCTCGCCCTTGAGGACTGCCATGTTCTCGGACACGGGGTCACGAGGCTTCTGGTCATCAGGCAGGGGCACCAACTCAGCGGCGTTTTTGATGCCCAGCACCTCCAACATTCCTCTGTGCAGTTTGGGCATGTCGTAGATGTCCGGTGCCATCTGGGCCATCTGGATCACGGCCTGATACTGGACCACACGCTGGCTCATGGTGGCCGCGTTGGGGTCGCTCACGGGAATGATCTCGACGTGGCTGTAGTCCGACTTCTTGGCCTTGCGAGGTGCATCGGTCGGCTCGTAGTCGTAGTCATCGTCCGTGTAGTCACGGATCAGACCTGCCAGCAGTTTCAACTCTTGCTTGAACGAGTAGTGCAGTCGGGCGGAGACCGCCGACATGACTTTGAGTTGACGCTCCAATAGAGCCAGCGTGGTGCCCACAGGGGCTTGGGCCGACATGTCCGAGACCTGCAAGTCTG